GGGTCTCACACCGATTGATGAATGGTATGGTTCGGAAGTTACGTTATATTACCCAGGCCTATACGCAGGCTCGACAGACCTTGTCTGTTTACATAATGGTCGTGAAACTGTTGTTGACTTCAAACAGTCTAACCGTCCGAAGAAGAAAGAATGGATCGAAGATTATTATCTGCAGATCGCAGCGTACGCCATGGCCCATGACTACGTACACGAATCTAAAATTGAACAGGGAGTTATCATGGTATGCACGCCTGACCTATATTATCAAGAATTCAAAGTCGATGGGCATGAATTAAGGCGCTATAAACATGAGTTTTTGAAGAGATTAGACATGTATTATGACCTAATGCATGATGAGAAAGAACGAACAACACCGATGAAAGCGGAGGATTTTAAGTGAGTAAAAAAGGTTGGTTAATTTTTAAGATTAAAAGTTTAATTTTAAAATGTAGATCAAAGGGTAAATTTTTATGCGCTTTGAAACTAAGAGATAAACTAAGGGGGATATAATGAAGATACACGGCTACTACATCGATAAACACGGATCATGGATCTTGTATGAAACTAAGGATGGTAAGATAATAAAAAGGAGAATGAAATGAATGACATGTTGTTTAGAACGCTTCTAAAGAGATACGAAGCAACAATCGAAGACTCATTGTACAAAATACAGTCTTTCAATGAGAATAATATAATAATCCCGGAACACATAGATATTACTGGTGAAATTGACAAATTATTACTAATTATTGCCGAATCTGAGGACAAAGTGGCAGTAATGAGGAAATATTATGGCAAAAAAGAGGCAGAAAATACAGAGTATAAGATTCTGTGACAGATTTAAAAAAAATATTTTTTTCTCTCGGAAATAAAGTGTCCAAGTGTACTTTTGACTGTTTTACCGCATAAAATAAGGCTAAAAGTAGGACACTTTTTGGTACACTTTTTATTTTTGGTACACTTTAATATGTACCATCAAATTTCGGTTCACGCGCGCGAATGCATATTTTAAAAAAATAAATCTGTGATATAAACTTATATATGCCTAGGAAAAGAAGAAAAAGAATCGCAACTGATAGTGCTCCCGAGATACCTTATCCGAGAGTTCGAGTGGAGTGGATTGACTGCGTTAGTGACTCGGGCTGGGCTACAGACAAAGAGTTTGATAAGATGAAGTTAGCAAGACCTGTTAATGAAGGTTGGCTATATTCTAAAGATGATAAGTCAGTAAAACTATTTGCGTCTTACGATAAAGATGATGATGGTATTACTTTTGGGGATCGGACGATGATTCCTCGTCAGTGGGTGAAGAAGATTCAGAAATTATAGATGGAGTCACATCAATTATTTGTGCGTAGTCGTCTAAAATTTGTTTCATCTTTGCTTCTAATTCTTGTTCTGATAAGTCTTCTAGTTTCCCAGTTTTTATTATTTTTCTGTCTATGTATAGTCCTGCTGCCTTGCCTCGGTTTGCTTCAGCATTTACAGCAGAAGAGAAAGAACCTTTCTTCAAAGCAGCCTCACGTAGTCTAGCAAGTTCTGCAACATGACCTTCATAAGTCACTTCATGTTTTCTAAGTCTTTCTTCTTTTAGTTCACCTATGTGTTTGACAACAAGTGGAGAATACTTTGGATTAGTTAGTTCTGATCCTTCACGCATAGCTCTGTCCTTGCTGTACCCAGCAGCGATAGCAGCTTCACGTTTAGTCATTGGACCATCAGGTCCACCGAATACTAAAAACTCAGCGAATCTTTGTTGCATTTCTGTTAATCTTTTTGGTACACCCATAGTTGACAATTTAAGGGAACTATCCTATAAAGTCAATAGATGAAAGATGATCGAGGAGACTTGGATTTAACTAAACAAATAGAAGATTTGCATTCAAGAATTGAAGGAATGAAGTTGTTAGTGGATTCACAAAAAAAAGATTTATGGGAGCAGCGGTTGTTGTCTTCAGAATTAGAGAAAGCAAATAATCTCTTGCAAGGTTATAAAAAAGTGATACAGGATTTATCTGACAAGTTGAAACGAGAAGATTCATGAGAGTACAAGACTTGCAACTATTCTTAGGTAGTTTTACAAAAGGTTCCGACGCAGTAACAAATGCAGTTATCTATGTAGAAGTCCAAGGAAAGTTACACGCTATCCGACGTATGGAAGTGCACGAAAACGCAGTTCCAATCATAGGCCAGCCAGGTCATAGTGCACACAGATTAGTTTTAAAAACTGAAAAACCTTCTAAACTTATCTTGCCAGAAAAGCTTCAACGGGACTACTAACTTCCCTTGAAACCAGAACAAAAATTATATGCAAAAATTAAAAAATCTATACCAAAAATATCGTGGATTCGACTTGAAAATCTTAGCTTATCCGGTACTCCTGATCTATTGGGGTATAATAATAACGGTCACTTTTTCACTGTAGAACTAAAGGTCTGTAAGGGGAATAAAATACGATTCTCACCACACCAAATAGCGTTCCATGTACGCCATCCTAACAACTCATTTATCTTAGCAGAGAGCCTTGATCAAAGGTGCTTGAAACTTTTTGAAGGGTCCCAGATCCAGGAGCTTGTTGCTTGCGGCTTGGCGCTTGAACCTCTGTGCTTGGGGCTTGATGCTTGCCGCTTGAAGCTTGAATCTCTCTGAGCTTGTTGCTTGAAGCTTGACGCTTTAGGCCCGGACCAGGATGCACGCAACTAAGCCCACGCGTTGAGTTAGCTTTGCTAATGACCTGATCCGAATTTATTCCACGCGGGAATTCTGTTTTAATGTTTACCATATGAAACTGTCTTAATTGAGGCGTCCCAGCATTGTCTACAGTCACGGCACTCGTTATTTTGTTTAGGGGCCGGACAGCTGGCGTTGCTGTTAACAACCTCCGAACTGTTAGGCCAGGAAGCAGGCGCCCGCTGGTCAACCATGGGCGCGCTGAACCTTATGACTAAATTGTTTGGCTTGCCGTCGAGATGGTCCTTAATCCATGCTTCACGGGTAGGCATCCAGTGACGCTTGCCAGGTGTGAGCTGGCATACCTTATAAATTTTTTGTAAGTGATTTAAATCTTGTACATCGCCTGAGTCATGCCATCTGAAGACATCAGGCTTTTTAGAATTAATTAATGTTGCCATCGCTTCAACCCATTGCGGTGAGCTTATGGCCTTCAGTCTTCTGTATTGCGCCTCTTGTACAACCTTAAATACATAACAACCTTTTAATGCGTAGCAGTCATAACAGACGCTGCCCTTCACCTGCTGGAGCTTGCCGCCAGTTTTGCATTCTTTGGCAGGAAGACCTATCGACCAGCCCGGCATCTTTGACGGTTTGCTTAGGCTGCCGCCTATAATTTTTAATGCTTCACTTGTTTTCATATTCCCAACTTTCTAAGTTTCTTGTCTACTTCTTTAAATGTATTTGTTTTCTCCCATACATCAGCATAGTCAACCATCAAGATTTGAATTGCTTCTTTGTAATCTTCAATTGTTGGTTTCGGTTTTGTTTTTTTATTTCTTTGCATAGTTCTTTCTCCTTGATTCTCCTATATCATTATAATGCTTTCTTGTCAAGCTTGCCGCCTGACGCTTGCAGCTTGTTGCTTGCTGCTTGTAGCTTGGGCCTTGATCCTCGAGCCATCGCCAGTGGTTTATCAAAATTTTTTCTTTCATCATAATTCCTTTCTTGCTCCAGGCAGTCAGTCCCGAATTACTTCGGTCCTGCCTGCGAGCGATCAGTCTCTTCACACGAGGGCTTCTCGAGTCTTCCCCGCACTAATAGACTGATCCCAGGTCCATCGATATTAGCCGGAAACCGTCTAGAACTCCGGGAGCTGTTACCGCTCAATGGACCAGGGATCAGTGATCAGTCACTATGCTACGCGGGGGGTTACCGGCCACGCTTTCAGGTAACATTCGGGAGCTCCTTTACCGCCCACCGTGTTATAGTGTTTATCTCCACAGTCAATAATGACTGATCCCAGATCCATCAGAGAGTGCTAGCATTTTGCATAGGACATCTCCTATCTCTAATGGATCAGGGATCAGTAGCAAGTTGTCTGTGTATCCTTGCTATTGATCCATAAATAATTGAAAGGTTATTTATTAAATCACATATAATCCTTGACAATCCTTTTGTCAAGTGCTAATTTCAAATCATGCAAAATAAAATAAATAACAGAAAGGACACAATGTCTAGAATAAGAATGAATACAGAGTTAAGAAACAAACTCTTTAATAAAATAAAAAATGTCTTTGAGAATGAGGACACTCAGGAAAGAGAGGCATTTCTTCAAGCAAGAGAGCAAGTTGATAGTGCATACGAGGGTGCAAGTATTCTTGCAAAAGAAGTTGTTGAAAGGTCTTATCCAACAGATGATGTTGCAACTTTAAGAACTTTCAAAAGAAAGTATGGCGACCCTTGTGATGTTGTTGCAAAAGATAAATGCTTTTACTTTGCACACAATGAGGGTGTTGATGATGAGGGCGAACCAACAGAAACTAAATCACATTTTGATTTTGGTTTGTTTGGCAATCTAAATGGTAGTGAGTATAGTAGTGATGACGGAAAGAAATTTGCTGTTGCATACTACCGAGAAGAACTAAAAGCAAAAGATTGCAACCCAGATATCTTTGCACAACAAAATGAAAACAAAGATAATCCACACAAAACGAAACATGTTGACGAATGTATGAAAGCATTAGGATATTCAAATCAATATAGTAATAATAATGATGTTGGTATTGGAATGACTAAAGATTTTAATGCGCCATACTATCTTGATGTCATTGGAACTTCTTATTGCAGATCAAGAGCAATAGCTTGTACTAAAAATGAGTACGAACAATTTGAACAATGGCGAACTGCAAAAGGCAATTTAGTTTCCAAACACCAAACATGGATTGATACAATTCAAAAACAATGCGACCAATTAAAAATAGGATTGAAAGCATACAGATATCTTTCAGAGGGTATTGAACTTGCAACCGAACTTGGTATTGAACTTGATGAGGCAGAACTAATTAGAACTAACTCAACAGGTTTAACTATCTACAATCCAAGCAACTTGGCTAGTATGATTAAAGGTATGAAGAATAAACATCAATCAAGAGAGGCTAAGATATTGGCAAGAAAACAATATGAAGAAAGTCTAAACTAATAGTTGACAAACCTATCCTACTTAGTGTAGGATAGGTACAGAAAGAGAGAAATAAAAATATGACTAAAACATTTTACATAACTTATTGGGCTAGTAAGCATAAGAAACATATTACTAGACAAGGAAAGCATGACGAGAAATCTCGTTATGGTACATCAAAACAGGGCGTGCCTTACTATGTGTACTACGACTTAGATAGTCATGGTTACAGAACTGCGACTACAAGTTGGAAAGTGAGGCACTAATGCCAAACAAACATTTTTGCCAAGGACCAGAGTGCCACCAAAAAACTACACAGGATAGATTTCTAAAATCTAGAGGTGTGGTCCGAGGTCGTTATGCAATGTGGAATATGGACGAGAGTAATGGTTATAGTCCACGATGTAAATTCTTTTGTAGTACTCGTTGCGAGTCTGAATGGTTAGATGTACATATGCCTAACATTGAACAAGGTCGACCGATAGAGTTTATCAGACACAGACGAGAAACAGGTGGTTATGAAAAAAAAACTACAACTAGTGATGATTACTTTGGTAGACCATATACAAGTAGTTCAATACAAAGGGTTGACAACAGAACAGAAATAGAATAGGATTATCCTATATGACAAACAAAACAGAAGAAAGAAAAAACAGATTTAGTGGCGAGTCTGTTATGCTAACTAAAGAAGAGGCTAGAAGACATGATCTTATCTTTGTGGCTGAGTCAATGGCTGAGTTTCATGCTGACCCAGATACAAAAGACAAGCACTATAAGATTATGCGTGAGCATCTTAACTGGTTTAGACAACACAATGCAGACGCTTACATGGTGTTACTAGATTAACTAACTCTCTAACCCCTGGCCCTAACGGGCCAGGGGTCCCGAACCAATCCCAAACATCACTAATCGCTTCGACCCTATCCCCCCTTTTATATAAAAGGGGTCCCACTACTCTAGGTTGTATAGCTTGATTTACACAGCTTTAGCTGGTAAAAACATGTTGAACACTTTAAACATAGTGCAAAAAATTTTTTAAAAAATTTTTATGGAATTGAATAATATAGATATAAGTAAACTACCTGCAGACGTACGTAGAAAATTTAAACAGCTGCAAGTAATGCATGCTGAAAAAAAAGTACAGAATAAAGCTAAAGATGACTTCATGTCCTTTGTCAAATGTGTGTGGCCCGATTTTATAGAAGGCTCTCATCATAGACACATATCAAAAAAATTTAATCAACTTGCAACAGGAGAAATTACTAGACTAATTGTTAACATGCCACCAAGGCACACGAAGTCAGAGTTTGCAAGTTACTTGTTACCAGCATGGATGGTGGGCCGTAATCCAAAACTCAAGATCATTCAAGCAACACACACAGGAGAACTCGCAGTCAGATTTGGTCGGAAAGCCAAGAACCTAATTGACAGTGAGGATTATTCTAAAAT